CTCGTTATGACCTCAATGAGCTAGTAAAAAAATATATCTATGATGTTTTAGAAGCTACCCCACCAACAGCACAAGAACAGAAACAAGACCCTTTACTAGCTAGAGAGTGGTCAAGTTTATCTCAGCTTAAAGACCATTTACTTCGTGAAGGACAGACAATTATTACTCACTTTGATGGTTTTCAAATAGTAGTAAAAGACAAAGACGGCTATCACTATTCTTATATCCTAGACCCAACGGGCTTGCACAAACTTAAAACCAAAGACGCAAGGCCCAAGAACTACGACAGATAGATGCCTATTTATCCTGATGCTGTTTTTCTTATGTGTTGTTTTCTGGCTATAACTATCTGGTCTGCCTACAAAAAATAATTAAGAGTCTAATTTATTATCTTGCGTGATGATAGTTGCTTCATCTACGCCTTCATCTAGTAGTGGTTTGTAATCACCTACCAGCGTTTTAATTTTTGTTTTTAAATCTTCAATGGACAAGCTTTCCAGGCTGCCCGTACGGATCTCTTTGCGTTCAATATACAAGCCAGCCGCACGCCCTCGCTGTACTTCGGCCGCTACAGCAGAAGTAAAGTTACCTTTGTCTATTGCTAGGTCTCTTATCTCAGCAAGTTTTCTTATGTGTCTGCCGTAAGTGACTTGATATTTACTAGCTAATTGATTTTGTAAGTGTTCAATATACTTAACAACTTTGGGGTACATTCTTGGGTTGGTTAGTTCGGAAGCTCTAACAGAAGCAGACTCTTTGGCATATCCAGCAGAGATAGCACACTCTTCTTTGGTTTTACTGCCGTCGTTGTAAACGTATTCTTCAGCAAAGCGTTTGGCTTTTTCAGTAATATTAAAAGCGTTGCTAACTAAGTCTTGATCTTTTATTTTTGCCATCGAGATAATTAAACAGGAAAAAAGCTTAGGGAACAAGGGGAGAAGTGTCGTTGTCCCCTAAGCGAAGGAGAAAGTAATGAATGTAATATCATAGCACTAATTTTCACATAATGTACATAATGTGAACCTAATGTGGTAGAAATTAGGTTGAAACCCTTATAGGACCTACTTTACAGCTTTACCTAACGTCATAATGTCGATTTATTGTTAAATTTTGATAGTCAGTTCCAGAAAAAGTCAGAGAAATAGAAATTCACATTAGGTGTAATTATAAAAGTACCCTCTATAGGAAAGGCTTTTTAGCCCGTTTTTACCTAATTTCTACCTAATTTATACGTTTTTTCCACATTATGTCCTTGGTCCCTTGTCCTTCGTCTTTTTCCACGTGATACATGAGCTTTCTTAAGAACCAATCGGCTTTCTGTAAGTCTTCCAGGCCATTTTTCTGTTCGTACCGCCACAAATATTTAATGATACTTGCTTTCAAGTACCCTTTAAATTCTTCGGGGGACAAACTACTTTCGATCGCTTCAATACACTCAACTAGACCAGTTTTATAGTGCGGGGGATTAATTTTATCTCTCATTATCTAACTATTTCTATATCTGCCTGTGTTTCAATAACCACTCGAGCGCCACAAGAAAGAATTGGTTTACCTGCCTCACCATAACGCACTACCGAATCACCTTTAATCTTTACGGCATGACAATAAGTGTTGGTTTTACCCTCTTTAATCGTAATAACAGGCTCATTACTAGCGTTTTTTAGGTTGGCTTTTATCTTATGTTGATTAACGTGAATGTATTTTTTGGTCATTTTTAGCGCAGTGTTCTCCTTCCTGTCTATTCCAGGCTTTAAAATTAGCCAGTCTGTAACGTTAGTCCTTGCGCAAGTGTCGGATCTCAAAGCCTTCAAAAGCGTTGCGTAAATTAATTAATTTACGTTCGGTCTCTGTCAAGGCGTTCCAATATGCCGACATAGTTTCACGTTCATAACGTCCACAGCCTTTGCATCTATCGTCACCCCACTGAGCAACTGAGCATCTGCCAATACAAGGGCTATCCGCCAGACTAGACACTTTTCCATCGAGACGTAGTGCCATAATATGGCAAGTATTACAAGTTTTATCTGCCTTGTCCACGATATTTTTTAAAAGATCGCCTCTTGTGTTTGTTCATCTTGGAAAAACCAATGTTTCTTTTTGTACTTTGTGACGTACATTTGGCCTTGTGTTTATTGGGATCGATTACCTGAACTTGTTTGATACGTGCCATTACAAGTTCTTTTTAAGCTTTTCTATAATCTCTTGAGTAATTAACTTGGATTGCGTGTCTAACTCCAAACGTTCTTTGGCCCGGAGCATTTCACCTAGCTCGACCTGGGGATTGTCCAAACAGTATTGGACCACATCAAAGCTACGCATCTTAATCAGAATACTACGCAATTGTTTTATGGTTTCTGGTTTTTTCATAGCAACCATTATAACTCTATTTATAGCTTCGACCATAATCGCCGTAATCGACTTTGTATAACGCGGGCGGGGCTTTAACCACACCACCTTTTTTATAGCCTGTAAACCCTTTAAAATCACCCTTAGCAATAAGCTCACGCAACGGCTCTAAATCAATTGTTGCCATTAAGCCGTCTGAAGGATTAGCTGCATCAGACTTCGCAATGTATAAATCCAACACCGGTAAATCATATTGTGCGGCAATGTCGCGCAATTCTTGACTAGCTATATCATACGTGCCACCTGCAGTAGTTTGCGTACCAGTATTAAAATCTCGTTGCGTCTGATCGTTCGGCACTGCTACATAGCGGTCGCCCTTCTTCAAAGCATCAATGATGGTACTAAGCACACCCTTACGCACATAAGATTCAGTAAAAGGCTGATTAATTACTGGCGTCATGCCTGCTCTATATTGTTGGTAGCCCTTCGGCGGTTCTTTTTTAACCGCTGGATCTTGTATCGCCTCTTCAATGTTTTCTAACTTTGGAAAAAGTGCTGCAACTTGCGGGCGACTTTCAACTAACCTTTGTGCCGTTTCTTTGTACGCTTCAGCAATCTTCTTTTTAGTCTGTAATTTATTATGCGTACGTGTCGCTAACTGTTCATTTAATTGGTCCATCGTTCCAAGTTGTGCTTGCAACTCACGTGGCACGACAAAATCAAAAGCCGTGCTAAAGTTTTCTAATTTTGACATTCGCGATTGTACTCCTGGATCAGCTAAAAAAGCCTCTACTTCTGCCTCGGTTTTAATCCCACTAATGTCCACATCACGTCCCATTTGCGTAGCTAACTCTTTAATTCTAGCCCCTGCCGAACCTTTTTGATTATTGCCTTTGTTAACTTCCTGAGCAATAAACCTTATGTGATCGGCAAAATTTTCTTTTTCAATATCATGCAACATTTCTTCTTTCAATGTTACTCCTTCACCCTCAAATTGAGTGCCAGGAATTAGCATGCCGCCTAAATACGAAGGAATATTTGGGCGTTTCGTTGCTGTTGGGCCTAAAGTATTGTGCGGTGCTGTAGGGTCTTTGCTAAAACGTGCTTGTAGAATATCTACCACTAGCGTCACATTTTTCGGTGGCAGGTAATCTCGGTTTGAAGCAACTTTTCTTAAGACTTCTAACTCTTTTCCTGCCCTAAATAGTTGCGAATTTAAGTCTCGATAATCTGGTAAATTTTCTCCTGCATCTATCTCGTCTCCATATTCATCAACTTGCTTGTATTCTTCTCTATCTAATTTGTCTTCTAATTCAGCTACTTTTTTTTCTGCATTTATAAGATTTTGTCTAACCGAACCATCATAAAAACGTTTTGGTAGTTCGGTATCATGCGCCAAAATAGCAAAATTAATCATAGGATTATATTCACGTTGAACTCTTTTACTCGCATCTATGATACCTGCATTGGCATCTTGTCTAATATCTTTTAAGTCTTCGTATTCACCATATAGACCATCATCTTCGCCCCTTAGCTCAGGTGGGTATAAGTTTTTTGGCCCAATTCGATCATTGTAACGACGAGTGATTAAATTTAACTTCTTTATTTTTTCTCCATATTCTTCGTAACTTGGTGTTTGTTTATCTATGAAACGTTTAGTAAAAATTTCTTTTTTAGGATTTCTTGTTGCTTGTGCATAATCATTTTGTATTTCATGAATAATTTTTACGTTTTCCACGCGTCCGAAAGGATCTGGCGTTTCTCTCTGGTCGCCCTTATTCCTGTACAAAGTTCCGCTTGCCCCACGCACCCAAAATAAAGGTGCACCATATTTACTAGTAAAGTGACTTATTGAATTAGCGTAAGTGGAATTAGCAATGTCACTGAGTATGTCCTCTTGTTCAATTAGATCAACCATTCCTCCTGCGTCTTCTATACTTTTTTGAACACCTTTTATTTTTTCTTCTTGTTTAGGGTTTAGTCTAGGTAGGTAAGTGTGGTTTAATTCAAAACCTTTGCTTTCAGCGTCGTGCTCTAAACCTATGCCACTATGCGCTAAGGGCACAGACTCGACCACTATGCCAGCCATGTAGCCTTCCATAAAGCTATCAATTTCAGCCACAGAAATTTTTTCTTCGCCTTTTAATTTTAAAAATTTATCCAACTCAGAGTCTTCCATTTCTTGTTGAGCTAATTTATCTTCTTTAGCATTACCAGTAGTAAGCTCGTTGTAGTAATTGATAGCTTTATCTTCTGCAGGCATATTTTTAATAGCTTTACGCACCACACTGACACTAGCAAAGTTAGGATCAATTTGTAGATCCGCCAGTAAATCACCTCCGCCTAAAGTTTTTATGTTGTCTTCTAAACGTAGAGCTTCTTTGTCAGCTAACAAAACAGATGTTGTATTGCGTGTTGCATCGCGTGGAGTGTAGTTTAATTTTCTATAATCTGGGTTTAAAAATCTTTTGTCAGCTTTGACAAACTTTAACTCACCTTCTAATCTTGTTTGTTTGTCTCGTATCGCGCTTTCTAATTCGTCTTCTATTAGTGTATTAATATAAGTATCTATGTTTACAAAAT